AAAGAACGCTATTGTATGGTTTTCAAAATTCAGCCGGCAGCGCTTACAAACAAGGGACGAGTACTGGCAAGTAGACATTGAATTAGAAGAGCAATAGAAGGAGGGAGTGAGATGGCAAGAGTGAGCTTGGCAAGACAGCAATTGAGCGATACTGGCCTTATAGCCGCATATTCACCAGCCGTCGCAGATGGCCACGCTGTAGAGAACAACGGTAAAGTGATATTGCACGTAAAGAATGATTCAGCAACAGACGTAACCGTCACCATTAGATCAGAATATTCCGTCAATGGTCTAAAGCTAGCTGATAGAGTCATCACAGTGGCTGCGAATTCGGCGGTGTTCATAGGGCCTTTGGATACAAAAATATACAATCAATCCGATGGACTTGCTGGCCAAGTAGCAATAGACTATAGCGCAGTAGATGGAGTCAGTATTGCGGCATTGTTGATGCCATGAGGTGATGTAGATGTATCCAGTTACGCAGGATTTCAATGACAAAATGAAAGCAACAGAAAGGCGAGTATACGGAAAAGTCCAAATCGACTACACAGACCCGTTTCTTGACCAGTCCATACAGTGCACTGCTAATGAGCAAGCAAACATAAGCTACCCAGCCCAAACAGCCGACGCAGTAACTGAGCCTTTTGCAAAATACGCTGCGTTAGACGGCTCATGGGTACTTGGGCAAGACTGGGCTTTAGCACCAAGCCCTGAAGAAGCAAGCACCAAGCAAATGGGCTGGTGGGGTTCGCAGTTGGCCGGTGCAGACGGTAGCTTTACAGTACCATACCCGACGCTGACAGTCACGCATTTTGCAAGACCAATTTACAGCTTGAAGGTGGTAGGCGATAGCAAGCGTGACGAGTGGCCGGTGGACTTCCGTATAGACCTGTATGGTCCAGACAACACGCTCCTGTATACGGAGCAAGTTACTGGCAACACTTCGGTGGAATGGAGAAAGACACTGGCCTCTCCCGTGCTGGACGTGACAAAGCAGGTGCTAACTATAACGAAATGGTCGCATCCCGACAGGCAGGCGAAGATTCTCGAATTCTTCACTTCGGTGCAGGAAACATACGAAGGCGACGACATACTTCTCATACACTTGTTAGAAGAGCGGGAAGTATCGCAGGGTAGCCTACCGGTAGGGAATATATCAGCGAATGAGATAGATATACGGCTGAACAACGAAAGCCGGAAATTCGATGCAGGGAATACGCGATCACCGTTATATCAGTTACTTAAACAGAACCGCAGGATAAAGGCATGGCTTGGGCTGAAAGGAGATGGTGATGGTATGAATGTTAAGCAAACAGTAGACTTTTTACAAGGCACACTCAACAACCTTGTAGTAGTGAATAATAAGCTACAATTACCGAGCGTTGGCAGTCCGAGTTTTTCTCGCAATAGCATCGCTTATTTGAGTGACGGCACGCAAGTGGGTGTGAATGTGCCGAGGTTNGAAGCTGGTAAGTTTGGGCANGGCATATTGATTGAAGAAGGAACAACAAATTTATTACCAAGCGATGATGCACAAGGAAAAAGGCGGTTCTATTCTAACAATGACAGTTATTCATCAAATACACTTGAAACATTTTTTGGTCTAAATGATTTATATAGTGTGAAGAGTGTCCAGCTTGTTGTTTTGCCTAATTACGGATTTTATTCTCCACTTTATCCTACGGTAGCTGGTAACGTTTATACTTTTAGCTATTATGTTTACAATGCCACTTCAACGTCACATAATTTTGCAGCGAGGCTCACTTTTTATGACGGTTCTGGAAAATCAGTTAAGAGTTTTGAGTCAAACAGCATTCCTGTCCCAGCTCAGCAATGGAAAAGGATTAGCGTTACGGCTACCGCTCCATCAGGTTCAACGCAATGTAGGGTAGCGGGTTGGGAGAGGGGAACTACCAGCCAAGTTGGAGATGTATATTATTTCGATAACTTCCAGCTCGAGCAGAAGCCATACGCGACTAGTTGGGTGAGTGGAACAAGAGTTCCAGAAGTTTTATATGCAAACAATGGCAGTAGTTTCGTTTCTACGATAGAAGGTTCTGTGGGTGCATGGTTCAAAATTAATACTTTGGGTCAGGAATTAGCTACAATTATTGACATAGGANGTACAGGAACTNGCTCATTTGNCATCTTTGTTACTTCGTCAGGTANAATACAATTTCNATATGCCTTGAATGGCTCTGGTGCANGTGTAAGTCTTGGTTCTGTGATCGCAAATACTTGGTATCAAATATTTGTTACTTGGAACTCGTCTGGATATAAGTTGTACCTCAATGGGACTTTATTAAGCACAATAAGTGGCACTCCAACTTTTACTGTAATAGATAATAGGGTTTATATCGGTTCAAATAGAGGAATGCTGAGGTTTTTTAATGGTGTAATAGATGATGTTACATTTTATAACCGTGCCTTGACTGATGCCGAAATACAAGCCATTTACAATTCAGGACAGCCAGCACCGTTAAATGAGTATTGCACGTATAAGTTGGGATTTGAGAATAACCTTAATGCCGGCCGTGGTGGTTATAGGTTAAGCAAGCCAATATACTTAAAGAGCCTTGGAACGTGTAATGGATCAAATATTTCTTGGGAAGCAAATATCCCTGCAGGGTGCGATGTAAAGGTTTATGCGTCGGTAGATGGAAGCACGTTCCAAGAGTGTGAAAACAATGCTCCAATACCAAGTTTGAGTGAAGGCGTTAGTTTGGTTGATAAGGTGCTTGTTATAAAAGAAGTGTTGCTGACCGAGGATGGCGTTAATAGACCCGAGCTTATGGTTGTGCGTTATAATGTAGATGGAACAGTCACGTTGAGGGGGTGAGAGGTTGGACTTACCAGAATACCTAACAGACCAAACGTTTGAAACAATATTAGCAAGATTGTTGTCCTATGTACCAGACAATTATGACAAAAGCCAAGGTTCATTTGTTTATGATGCATTAGCTCCAGTTGCCGCAGAATTGACACAAGCTACAATATGGGCACAAGAGGTGTTACGTCGTGGATTTGCACAGACAACGTTTGGTACATATTTGGATTTGAGAGCTGAAGAACATGGATTGTCCAGAATACCAGCAAGCAAAGCCACTGGGTACGTAACATTCTTTGGTGATAGTGGAACGGTAATACCAGAAGGAACGATAGTGTCCACCCCTTCATCGGAATTGGCACCAGCAGTATTTTTTAGGACTACCACGCAAGCGGTGATAAGTGATGCAGGAGAAGTGTCCGTACCCATAGAAGCCTTGGACGAAGGGATTGAAGGAAACGTCGCTGCAGGAGCAATATCAGTGTTAAGTACTCCCATTCAGGGTGTCGCAAGGATTGAGAATCGGCAAGCCACGAGTGGTGGTGCAGATACTGAAGATGATGCAAGCTTATTGGCACGATATTTGGAATGGGTGCGCAATCCAAGTGCCAGTGGTAATAAAGCTGATTATGTAAAATGGGCACTTGAGGTTGCAGGTGTTGGAAGTGTTTCGGTAGTACCGTTGAAGTATGGCAATGGAACAGTCAGCGTAGCAATTGTTGATAAGGATATGCAGCCAGCCAGTGAAGAGTTAGTTCAGCGAGTTCAGGAGCACATAGCACCAAGATGGTTGCATGTGAATGAAGCAGAGAGTTTGACTATATCGGGGTATGGAGTGACGATTAACTCAGGCCAGGTGGTTATGGCGTATAGTAGTAGCGGTTCGGGTATGGTGAAGCATGTACAGTTTGACAGTTTATTTAGCCAACCTGGTACATGGCAAGTAATTGTTTATAGTGCGGTGGTGGGGGCTGGGGATAACGATTTGCTGAAAGTTGGTGTTTGGAATAGTACGCAGAATGCATGGGCAAAGAAGGATGTTTCGAGTACCGAAGATGCTTTTACTGTGTTTAGTGCAGATGACATAAACGCGTCAAGTAAAGTGTGCCAGCAGTTTTATTGGAATGGGCAAGACCATTTGGAGTTGCGTATTGAGAGGTTGCAGACCGATACCGTTAACACAGTTATTATAGACAAAATAGCGTATGAGAGTTTGTTCAGCAAAGACACTGGCGATGGCAAAGCTCCCATTGGTGCGAGGGTGTATATAGAGCCTGCAAGCCCAGTTGCTATTAATGTCAGTGTCCACTTAGTAGTAGCTGCTGGGTATGAGGTAGGAGCAGTTCAATTAGCGGTTAAGGAGAATGTGGAACAGTACCTGAAGTCATTGACATTTAAGCAAGATAATGATGTGCGATATGTGAAGATTGGAAGCGTTATTTTAGATACGCCTGGGGTGGTGGAGTATTCCAACCTGTTGGTGAATGGTGCTACAAATAATATTCCAATAGGCGAGCAGGAAGTAGCTGTGCTTGGGACGGTGACATTTACATGATAAGTGAAGCGGGAAATAGGATGCTTGACAATATGCCGCAGTATTATTTAACGAGTATCGTAATGCGTACCATATGGGATGCGCAAGGTAGGGAGATTGACCAGCTGTACCAAGCACTGGATGAAGTGTTAAAGCAGTTCTTTGTGTCCACAGCCACATGGGGTTTGGAATTATGGGAGCAATTTTTAGGATTGCCAATTGATAAAACAAAATCAGAGCAATTTAGACGAGAAAGAATAACAGCAAAGTTGCGAGGATATGGCACAATTACAAAAGAGTTGATTAAGAACGTCGCTTCGGCTTTTGCAAATGGAGAGGTAGAAGTCATAGAATATCCAAGCGAATACAAATTCGTAGTAAAGTTTGTTGGAGAAAAAGGAATACCACCGAATATGAGCGATTTGACAAAGACGATAGAAGAAATTAAGCCAGCACACTTAAATTATGAGTATCAATATACTTATAACGTTTGGAAGTTCTTGGCGAGCAAGGTTTGGAATGATTTGGCACATTACACTTGGGACAAAGTAAGAGTAATATAAGGAGGTGGAATTTTGAAGTATACGCAAAATTTTAATCTCAAGAAGCCAGAAGGTACGGACTTAGTAAACATTGACGACTTAAATGCAAATGCTGACATCATAGATGCACAGCTAAAAAACAACGAGGCAGCAGCGGGGATGGTGCGGGCTGAGCTTGATGCGCATAAGGCAGATTATGCGAATCCCCATCACGTGAAAGCTGAGCAAGTGTTTGCCTTGGGTGGTGTTCCTGCTGGTACGACTTTCCCGACTTCCCCTGCGCCGTATACTCTATTTTTCCGCACAGACTTAAACAAACTCTTTGTATACTTACCATAAGGAGGTGAGCACATGGCTTGGACACAGATTGGAGGAGGAGGAATGGACGTAATTATACTGCCTCCCTTGGAAGCTGATTTGTGGACTGCCAAGGCAGCCATGCCCACGGCGAGGCATGGCTTAGCCGCAGCCGCACCTGGGAACGGTCAGCTGTATGCTGTGGGAGGGTGGAACGGTAGCAGCCGCTTTGCCACCAACGAGGAGTACGACTCTGCCACTAACACGCGGACTGTCAAGGCAGCCATGCCCACGGCGAGGGGTGGCTTAGCCGCAGCCGCACCTGGGAACGGTAAGCTCTANGCTGTGGGAGGGTACAACGGTAGCAGCCGCCTTGCCACCAACGAGGAGTACGACCCTGCCACCAACACCTGGACTGCCAAGGCAGCCATGCCCACGGCGAGGGACNNCTTAGCCGCAGCCGCACCTGGGAACGGTAAGCTGTATGCTGTGGGAGGGTGGGACGGTAGCANCTTATCTCCTACGAGGAGTACGACCCTGTCACCAACACCTGGACTGCAAAGGCAGCCATGCCCACGGCGAGGCGANNCTTAGCCGCAGCCGCTCCTGGGAACGGTAAGCTGTATGCTGTGGGAGGGCATAACGGTGGCTACCTTGCCACCAACGAGGAGTACCCAAGAGATATAATACTAGCCCCTGTCAAAGCAGGCGATATCGTGTATTACGTGGGTGGATCGTTACGGGTAGGGAGCCAGAACATTCCTGTGTCCACAAAGACGACAGTTAATGCCGACGGTGACTTGGTATTATGTGGACAATTGGTGTACGGTTGGGTGCAAAGACCGTAAAAGGAGGTGCAGTAAAATGATAGACAAAGTGACAGCGTGGAAGAGGTTAAACAGTTTAGGTGTAACTAAGACAATGGCGGAAATTGAGGCAGCACTGGATACGATAGAGCAGCAAGCTATTTTTAACGAAGAACGGTCAAGGATTACAGTTGAGGTATGGGACAAAGTGTCGCCGATTAATGGAGTAGATCCTGCAACGGTAAAAACTTCCCTAAATGTGCCTGAAGGAGGAGAAGTGTATATGCTGTATATAGATGGTAATTTATCGATTTTACAGCCGTACGATCCATTTCAAGCCGGTATAGTGCCGATGACTGCTGATAACGTGCTTACGATAGCTAATCAGTACGCAGACCAATTAGCGTGGCAATTTGCTGACGAAAAGATATTTGACAGACTTTTAGAAGCGCTGCTGTGAGAGAAGACTTCATATGCCCGGTGCTGAGATAGCGCAGTACGGAGTAGCAATTTTCGCCATAGCAATGCTTGGCTACGTATTCGTAAAGATTATCGGCGGTACGAAGCCCGTAGATAACAGCAAAGAACTAGCAGCTGTAATAGAAAATAATACTAAAGCATTAAAGGAACTAATGACCGTGCTGCATCAGATAGAAGTACAGATGGCACGGCAAGAAACAAAGATAGACGAGCTACTTGCAAGGACGAGAGATGAGAAAGATGACTGAGGAGCGTTTTTCTAAGAAAGTAGTGCGGTGGGTGATATTGCTAAATGCCTTGTTTGTGGTGGCGGTATTGTTTTTATATTGGCACACTGGGTCAGAGCCATCAACGTTAATAGCGAGTTGGTTTGCTTTTACCACAGGTGAGCTGTGGGCATTAGCAGGAATAAAGAGAGAAGAGACAAAGAAGGGAGGGAGCGACGATGAAGATATGCATTGATGCTGGGCATGGTGGCACTCAACCTGGCGCTGTAGGGTATTTCGGGACGAAAGAAAAGGATATTACGCTTCAGGTTGCTTTACAGCTCAGAGATGTACTTAAAAATGCGGGCGTGGAAGTGGTAATGACAAGGGATAGCGATAAAGATGTGAGAACAGCCAAGCAATCAAATGAGCTACAAGCAAGGTGTGATGTAGCGAATAACTCCAAGGCCGATGTTTTCATTTCAATACATTGTAATGCATCAAATGACTCGTCGGCTCATGGGACGGAGACGTGGTACTACCCGAAAGACGCTAAAAGCAAGACTTTAGCACAGTTTATCCAGACGGAGTTGGTGAAACAAATAGGTCTAAAGGACAGAGGAGTTAAACAAGGCAATTATTACGTAACACGTTATACAAAAATGCCAGCCGTGTTGGTGGAGTTGGCGTTTATTAGCAATCCCGAGGAAGAGGTATTATTACGAAATAAGGCGTTCCAAAGGAAGTGTGCAGTAGGCATAGCTAACGGCATATTGCTTTTCTTTGGAATGCCTAAGGTGAAGGAGGTGCTTTCCATGTTTAAGGATGTGCCAGCAAATCACTGGGCGTATAAGTACATAAAAGAGTTGTACGATTTGGGAATTGTGCAGGGCGATGAAAAAGGATATTTCTATCCAGACAAGCCAGCTACAAAAGCGGAAGTAGCTACAATGATAGCGAAGCTTTATGAAACATTGAAAGGGGGTAAGTAATATGCATGATTTGTTGTTACAGTTGCTTTATGACATAATAGCTATTCTTGTCCCGATTTTAGTTGGATATGCGATAGCATGGTTGCAAAAGAGGATAGGGACAGAGAAGTTGGAAGCGGTAGTGCGAGAGCTTGCTACCAAGCGAGAATTGGCACGAGTTGCAGTATTGTTTGTCCAGCAGGCATATAAGGATTTGGGCGGAGCAGAGAAGTATGACAAGGCGGCAGAGTGGTTGTCCGATGCGGCAGGCAAAATAGGTATACAATTGTCCGAAGAAGAGATTAAGGGACTTATTGAAGCCGCCTTAAAGGAGTTAAAGACGGAACTCGGCGAAGCGTGGGATGAGTTAGCGAATTAGCCGCCTATTACTTTAATATAGGCGTTGCCCTCCGAGGTGCTCCCCTCCCTCCTACTCGGAGGGCGTTTTTATTTGTGGTATTGTGCAGGTATTGACATATAGCGAAAAATGGTATAGTATATAAAGAGATAACATGAAAGGAGGGAGTAAGTATGGCAAAGATTGTGTTAGACGTGGCGAAGTTGAGGATGTGGAGGGCTTATCGTGGATTGACAAAGCACAAGATGTCGCAGTTGATGGGGTATGCTGGCGATGGATATTACTACATTGAAAGCGGCAAGGTAGTTCCATCGTTGGCGAGGATTAATCAAATTTGTGAGATTTTAGACATCAGTCCGTTGGACATTCTCGTAATTGAGGATNAGAAGAAGGAGGGAGAGCATGAAAACATTGACGAGGTTCGTTGACTTTGTGAATGATGAAGAGACAAGTACCTTGACAGTGCATGTGATGTGCTGTCCCGACATTGGGGCGTACGTAAAATTGTTGGATGATTTAGGGTTTACGTTCATTTACATTGATGGTGATTCATGCGAGGCAGAGCTCCAAGGCGAGTACAGTAAAGTGTTTGAAGTAATGCGGATGCTTGAGCAGGAAGGGTTTACGTGGTAGCCATAGCGTTACGAGTAAGTAGTGCAGGAGCTTGTNCGAGAAGGATAGAACTTGAGGCATGGGGAGTAGAAGGGCTTGCATTGTGGGAAGGTTCAGAGCGTGCTTTTGCTGAAGGTAACATGCATGAGCAGTCCATATTGGAGTGGGCATGTGAGAACTTACCAAATGGGCCGTATGTGTTACATAGCCAGCAGAAGGAAGTTTCTATTTTTTACCACGATAAAGAACTACTTGTGGGGCATATTGATGGATTAGCTACCAATAATGAAGGTGTAACAGTACTGTTGGAGGCAAAGGCTTTAGCAAAGAGAGCATTTGCAGAGATACGAGAAAAAGGATTGAGAGAAGCACATCCGCAGTATTTTACGCAAGTGCAGTTGTACTTGTATGCGTTGGGGCTGGAAAAAGGCTATTTGATAGCACGGAATAAGGATACTCCAAAGACGAGGTTCTGGGATCACCATATTGAAGAAGTCGTTTACGATGCCGAGTTTGTAGAAGCCGAGCTAAAGCGGTTGGAGGAGTTGGCGATTAAAATTGAACAAGGCGATGAGATTGAGCCACCTTTCAATCCAGAGGATAATTGGCAGTGCAGACAGCCATGGTGTCCGTATACAGAAAAGTGCTTCCCAGAGTACTATAAAAACTCCAAACAGCCTAAAACAGCAAAAGTGGATATGGAATTATCAAGTCTCGTTGAGCAGTACGTTGAGCTTGGCGAAGAGATATCCGAAATGCAAGAGATACGAGAGGGGATAAAGGAGCAAATCATGGAGCGAGTAGGAAGCGACACTGTGATAGCTGGCGAGTATGTGGTATATACCAAGGAGCGCATTACCGAGACAATAGATACCAAGAAAGTGCGGGAGGTAGTCCCAGCTGAAGTGCTTCAGGGTTTAATGAAGGTTTCAAAGTCGCAGGTATTGTATGTTAAGCCTGCGGCTGAAGAACAAAAGGAGGGATAACGATGGACAGTATTGTAAAGTATAAGTCTGAAAGTGGTGAGGAAGTTTCTTTAAGTGCAGACATTATCAAGCGTTATTTGGTATCAGGCGACCCGAGTAAGGTTGCCGACCAAGAAGTAATGA